ATACCATCGTGGTAAAAAATAACAATAAGGCTTACACCGCCGGAGAGGACTACGCAGTTTTTTACGAAGATGGAAACTGCTATGTTGAGGTGCTGGCTGGCGGCGCAATGGAAACCGACAAAGCAACCAGCGCAACCGTCAGTTACTCCGTTGTAGATTTTACCTTGGATGATATAAAGAAGAAAATCATTGGTGGAACGGACGCTAAAACTGGCGCTGCTACTGGCCTGGAGTTGATGGACAAGAGTTACTTCAAGGATCGAGTGTTGCCGGACATCATCATTGCTCCCGGATTCTCTCAGGATGCTGATGTTGCAGCTGTTATGGCTACCAAAGCACAGAGTTTTTCCACCGTGTTTCGGGCGATTGCCATTTGTGACCTGGACTCCAGCAAGGCAACCAATTGTCAGGAGGCACAGGAGATCAAGGAAGGCAGCGCATCGTACCGCCAGCAGAATCAGCTGGTGTGCTGGCCTTTGCTGGGCAACGGCGAGCGGATTTTCCACTACTCTACTCAGCTTGCTGGTCTGATGGGCAGCACGGACGCAGATCATGACGGTGTTCCTTCGGAACCTATCAGCAATAAGACTCTCCAGGCAGATTGTGCCAAGCTGGCAGACGGTACGGAGATTTTGCTTGATCTGTCTCAGGCCAACTATCTGCGTGGACAGGGCATTATTACCACCCTGAACTTCGTCAACGGATTTACAAGTTGGGGTGCGTACAACGCTTGCTATCCTGTAAATACCGATCCGAAGGACTGCTACACCAACGTGAGCAGAATGTTTACATATGTGTGCAACTCCGTGGTGCTGACCTATTGGAGCCAGATCGACCAGAAGCTTACTCCTAGACTGGCTGCCTCCATTGTGGACGAGCTGAACTACTGGCTGAATGGCCTGGTTAATTCCGGCCACCTTCTGGGCGCTCGGTGCGAGCTGAAAAGCGAAGAGAATTCCACGGAAGATTTGATGGCCGGTATTGTTCGGGTCCATGTCTATATGACACCCGCCGGCCCGGCGCAGGAAATCGACTTTATCGCTGAGTATGATGCAAGTTATGTGGAGAGCGTACTTGGCAGCATCATGGCGTAAGAAAGGGGTGAAAGAGTATGAAAATGTACACCACTGTTGCGAACTTTGCGATTTACGAAAACACGAATGAATTCGCTGGTATGGCAGAGTTGGGCCTTCCTTCTCTCAAGTTTTTGACCCAGACCATCACCGGAGCGGGTATTGCTGGCGAAATTGAGGCCGTGCTGATTGGCATGATCTCTGCCATGGAGGTTTCCTTTAAGTTCCTCACCTTGAATGCAAATACTGTCTCCATGTCCACCCCGAAGATGCACACCTGGGAGTGCCGTGAGGCGCAGGAATATACCGATGGTGATAACGGCAAGGTAGGCTTTACCGGCCTGAAACACGTGTTTAAGGGTATGCCTAAGCAGATGGACGGTGGAACTCTGAAACCTCAGTCCACCAGCGATGCAGCAGTAACCGCCACTGTTGACTACTGGGCGACTTACATTGACGGCGTAAAGACGCTGGAGATTGACCCCAAGCATCTGATCTGCTACATGGATGGTACGGATTATCTGGCAGATTACCGTACTGCAATTGGCAAGTAAATCAAAAAAGCCAAAGGAGGAATAACGAATGGCGAAAAAGAATAGCGTTGAGGAAACCGAAAAGAAAGTGGAGGAATTGGAAGATTCCATGGGTGGCAAAGCGGCTCTGGTGAAGCAGTTCGGTATGGTTGACATCAAGCTCAATGACCCGTTCACCTGGTGCGGAGAAACCTATGAAGAGGTTCACTTGGATTTTGCCTCCATGATCGGCAAGGACTTCCAGGCCATTATGGACGAACTGGAGGCCATGCGAGTGACGGTGTTCCGACCCCAGACCAGTACACAGTTCCAGCGCAAACTGGCGGCACGCGCCTCTGGAATGCCGGAGGACGCTCTTGAAAATCTGCCCTTTGCGGACTACTTCCACATCGTCAACGCTGCACAAAATTTTTTGCTCGTTACGGCCTGAGTGACTGCGAAAACCCAGCGGAGGAATTAAGGCGACTTTATGTTGCTATGGCAGTGGATACCAACACACCGGTCTCTTACTGGGAGCAGTTGACACTGCAACGATTTTTCCAGTGGGTCAAAGCACGCAATCAGTTTTATGAGCATCAAAATAAAAAATAGGCCAGTGAAAACCGGGCGGGCGAGAAGCCCGTCCGGTTTTGCATATACAGTCCTCCAATGAGCAACCAAGAAAGGAGGAAAGAATGGCAACCGCAAAACAATATGAGCTGCTGTTTATGCTCAAAGCACAAATGGCCAGTGGCTTTGGAAACGCATTTCAGCAGGCGGGTGGAAAGCTTGGTGAGCTCCAAGAGAAGGTTTCCACGTTCAATCAGAAACTCCAGGACATTGATGCCTACCAGAAAATGGAGGCTGAAATTCAAAGTCTAACAGAGCAGTTCGATGGAGAGAAAAGTAGGCTCGTAGATGTGGAGGATGCACTGAGCCGGACAGAGCAGGGGACAAGGGAGCTCATTTCTGCCAAGGAGCGAGAGGAGGCAGAGATCACCCGGTTGGCCCAAGAGCAGGCCACCGAGACCTCGGAGTTGAAACAGTACAACTCTGTTATCAAAGAGGTTGAAGCAAAGATTAAAAGCCTGTCTGGACAGAAGGAAAAGCTGGAGCTAAAAATCACCTCTCTGAATGCACAAATTCAGCGAGAGCGTGACGAAATCGCACGGCTTCAGCAGGCAATGACCAAGGAGGGCGCAGATACCAAGTCTCTGACTGCGGAGATCAACAAGCATGAGCAGTCTATTCAGAAACTAGAGAACCAGTTAGCGGGGGAGACTGCAAAGCTCCAGGCGGTCAATGAAAAGCTAAAACAACAAAGAAGCGACCTGAAACAGCTGAGCAGTGAGAAGTCCCAGCTGGAAAGCAGAATTAAAACCCTGAACACTCAAATGGCTGAGGAGAAAGCAAAACTCCAACAGGTCGAGGAAGAGCTGAAACAGAACCGTGGAAACACGGATGAACTGCTGGCAAAGAAAGCCCAACTGGAGCAGCGAATTACCACCCTGGGCGCAAAAATCAGGGAGGAAAAAGGCAGTCTGCAAGAGCTAGGCGAAAAGCTGAAACAGGCAGGGATAAATACCAAAAACCTGGAGGAAGAGACTGAGAAATTAACCGAGGAATGGAAGAAGTCCAAGGAAGAACAGCAGAAGTTCCAGGAGCAGATGGACGAGCTGGACACTGTGGCGGATCAGCTTCTTGCGGTAAAAATGGCGGCGGATGCTGTAAATAACTCCCTCGGTAAGATGGTGGATTTCGTGGCGGAGTGCATCGAATCTGCCGGAGACCTGGAGTACACCATGAGCGCCGTTGCGGCGGTGTCCGGAGCCACAGAAGCCGAGGAGGCACAGCTCACAGCCCTGGTGAAGGAACTCGGAGCCACCACCCGTTACACCGCAGCCGAGTGCGCCGAAGCACTCCAGACAGAAGCGTTGGCCGGCTGGAGCGTGGAAAATATGCTGTCCGGCCTACCAGCGGTCATTAAGATGGCAGCCGCAGCGGACGAAGATTTGGCTGATATGACAAGCATCGTTTCCGATGCTCTGAACGCCTTCGGCCTGTCCGGCGAAGAAGCGGTAACCGAATTTGCAGATACCCTAGCAAAAGCGGCCACCAGCTCCAACACAACCGTTGGTCTCTTGGGTGAATCCCTTACTTACGTGGAAACCACGGCGGGCAACTTGGGCTATACGATCCAAGATGTTTCCGCAGCATTGGCGGCAATGGCGCAGAACTCCTTGAAAGGCTCTATGTCCGGCTCTGCGCTGAATACAATGCTGACCCGAATGTCCGGCGCAAATTCCGCTGCTGCGGCGGAAATGGAGAAGCTTGGCCTCTCAATGTACAACGCAGATGGCTCTGCAAAGGATCTGTTGACCTTCCTCAATGAGCTGAGAGCAGCCTTCCAGAACTTCGGTGATGATAGTCAGGCGGCGCAGGTGGCAGCCTACAAGCTTGCAGGAATGCGCGGCATGAAGGGACTCTTGGCCATTGTAAACCAGTCTGACGAGAGCTGGCAAGCTCTGGTGGACGATATTTATGACTACGAGGGCGCATCGGAGGAAATTTCCTCTATCCGCATGGACAACTACAACGGCCAGCTTTTGTTGCTGAAATCCGCTTGGGAGGCGCTGGAAAATTCCATCGGCGAGGTATTTTTGCCGACCGCAACCAAGGCGGCCTCTGTCCTGACAGACATTACCACAGCACTGAATGGTTTTGTGCAGGAGCATGAGAACGCAGTGATGGGAATGGCGGCTGGCGCTGGAACTGCCTTTGCTTTGGCTACGGCGGTAAGTGCTGTGGCAACGGCATTTAATGGCCTGCGGTATGCAGTTAATTTACTGAAAACCACAGAGGCCGGCATGAAATATCTCTCTGCCCTTGGTGGCGGCTTGGTGTTCTCTGGTTTGATTGGATTGACCGTTGGCCTTGCTTCCTATACCTACGAAGCCAGCAAAGGCTCTGAGGCAACCCAAGAACTGTTGAGCCAGCTAGCGCAGCTGGAAGAGACTAACACCGAGACTAACAAGAGCTACGAAGAAAGTATTAGCGTCTATGACGATACCCGCACAGAGGCGGAAAACTTAATCCAAAACCTAAAAGGACTAGTAAATGAAACGAATATGGGTCGTGAATCATTAGTCCAATCTAACGGTGCAATTCTTGATGTGGGAGCATCCGGAACTCAAATTGCCACGAATGTGAGAGAACTGAACTCCCTTCTTCCTGGTTTGAATGCAAAATACGATGCCATGTCCGGAACCCTGAACCTGACCACAGATGAAATGAATGAGTTCAACGATGCCATGAGCAGCGAGGAACGGGAACTGCGTGAAAACTACGTAGAGGAACTGACCGGTCAGCTGTCAGATTACCAGGAACAGTTGGATTCTGCAAATGCAGAACTGGAGACCTTCCTTTCAACCCATGTTATTCTCCAAAAATATTACGAAGCAATAGAGGCTGGAGATTATGCGCTCGCATCTCAAATTGCCAATG